ATCTAGCGGTGACAGGTACGGCTGTTTATCGGGCATGATAAATGCGGACTGCTGCCCTAGACCGTCCCAACTCCCGCCAAATTCAGGCAGTATGTAATTGTAACCATCGCAACCTTTATAGGTCTTGTATTTCGGTACAGACCGCGAGTGACCGCGTACAGATACATAGACCTTACGGCCTACATACTCGCTATCAAACTCGTAAAGGTCATTCACCTGTAGGCTCCTGTGCGGCCTGTTCTGCGGCCTGTGCCTGAGCATCCTCTTGAAGGTCCAGCTTACGGTTCTCTAAAGTCTCCGTCAAGCCCCTGTCTATGTCTGCATCGGCCCTGTCCGCATCCTTGTCAGCCGCCGCCTGCATCTGTTCCCGCATGGCGTCCGCTTGCTCCGAAGCCTTGTCAGCACGGGCAGTATCCACATCGCGTTCTTCGGCCATTGTCTGTAGACCAAGCTTGGTCTTTTCAAGCTGTACTTTGTCACGCTCAATCTGTAGTTGAGCCATTCTGTATTCGTGATCCTGCGCCGCCTTCATCTTATCGACGTTGGTACGCTGATCTATCTCATAACGTTTAGTAGCGTCAGACTGTGCAGCCGTTTGCTTGTCGGCCTCAGTCTTCATCTGAGCCTGTTGCTGCTGTGCCTTTAAAGCTTCTGCCTTGCCCTGCTTGTCCTCAGTACCGGGCGGCGGCATCGGAGGCTGCTGTGCCAGCTTCTTCTGAAATTCCTCAAACTCCTTCTCCAGCGGCCTACTGGCGCTGAACGTACGGAGTGTAAACATCATGATCCCGCCTAAGAGGCCCCGCATATCGGGGTACTGTAAAGCGAGCGGTGCTGACTGTTGAAGGAACGCACCCATGCTCGACAGGAAGGCCATACGATCCTGACGTTCCTTCTGCTCATCGGGCAGTATCGTACTGTCTGTCTCTATACCTACGGCGGCACAGCGCAACTTATCAGCACGTACTATCTTCACCACTGCATCGAACATTTTCCGTACGATTTCGCCCTGTGTAGGCGGCGGTGGCGGGGGAGGCGGCTGACCCTGCATTTGAGCCTGCTGTACCATCTGCGGGTACTGCTGTTTAGCCTGTATCTCCTGCGGGGTCGGTTCGGGGATACTGAGGCCAGAATACAGTAAGAGAGACTTCTCATTGAAATGCTCTGCCGCTATCTCTACAAAGATACGGATGATATCCCGAATGAACCTCTGTACCTCGCGCTGCATGTCCTTAAGGCGTCCCGTAGCCCAATCCGCCTTAATCTGTTGAGCGCCTAATGTCTCGGAGGCCTTGCTGATCCCACGTACAATGTCCGAAAAACCAGTTATCTCGTATATCTCGTTCTTGCATATCTCACGTTGCTTGAATAGCTCGGTAAGACATTGCACGACATCCTTTAAAGGCACCCATTGAACGCTACCTACTATCCCACCGTTACCCATCAGCGATGACCAGTCCTGTACCGGGATCATCTTGTTGCCGGGGCCGTCGAGGACGTTAGCTAGGTTCTCCTGCGAGCCATCATACAGGCCGCGAACCTTTAAGGCTTCCGTAAGATATCTAATACGCTCCGTAAGTCGGTCAAGCTCTGCTGCTTGTGCCTTGTACTGACTGTACAGGGCTTTAGGCACAAAGGTGCGCGTTGACCACACAGCGCGCATTGGACGCGGGCATGGGAAAAACTCAGTAAGACGCAAGGGGTCTGGTTTCGTCTCCAGTAAATCGTCAGGATAGTCTTCCGAAAAGAAGACAACTTCCATACCTTCCTTATCCCAAATCTCGTATATAATCGCCTGCCGCTTTGGGGCCTCGTCTTTGCGATCTTTGCGATCTTGGGCATTATAGGTGTAGGATAGCTGATTAGCTTTCTCCTTACCAAAGCGTTCTCTCGCTTGCTTCTTGGTATAGAACACCCGGCGAGCTACCCACGGTATCTCATGCCAGAACCGTCCTGGCCCATACAGAATGTCTTTAAAGTGTACGTAATCAAGGGCAAGACCCTCGAAAGTCAGGTATTCCTCGGGTTTACCCTCTGCGTTAAGCTTCGGTTTGTTGTCGTTGTCATACGCAGGGGTAAACTTGGGATCATACCGGACCCATACAGTGCCAAGTCCCGGCAGCACGTAATCCGACACAGCATTTTGAAGCACGTAGTCAAAGTCCAGCATGTCCACCGCATACTGACCGATCTGCTCTAGCAGCATAGCTGCGGCGATCTTTAAAGTATCTTCTGTATCCTGATTACGGGTCTTAACGGCCACCTTCGGTGTCTGCCCGTACAGGCTAGGCTTGATTGTCTCAGTTGACGAATACAAGATATTGTACTTGTCAGCGCCTCGGCTACTCTCCAGCATGAAGCGATCAAGCACCGCATCGCCGTCCGTCTGAAAGGGTTCCCAACGCTTCTGAGCCTTGGAAATCTGCTCCGACCAAAACTCACGCCGACCCTCATCCGCCGTTGCGGATTTGCCCTTTTTCTCAGAGGGATATTCGGATTTCGGCGCAGTAGCCATGCGGCCCCCTAGCGACGGTTTGGCGAGCCTGTATTACGCTCCGTACTGATTGATTTCAAGGGTGTTTTTCCGGTCGTTGAACAGGTCCGTTAAAGTCACCTCCCGTATCGTCTTTTGTGTAACCGGAAGCGGTGCCGGTTTCGGCCTAGTCCACGGCCTCGACATGCAGCCATACCTTAAATCATCCGGCGCATGATCCTCCGCATCTGTATCGCAATCCTCGGGGTCTTTGAGGTCATGCTGTAGTGCGGGGAGTGTCCGTATCAAATGAGGACAAGTATTAAAGCAATACCACATAGGCACACCGACCCCCTGATTAATGTCTGGGTCCGCATCAATGCCCGTAAGTCGCTCGCGTATCGCTCCCCATCCAGCCAATCTAGTATTATCGGCAGGGCGAAAGAAAACGCCAGCGCGAGCCATAACCTCGGCATGGCTAGGTCCACCGTCTTGTTTAAAAGCACTAGGGTCCATGACCCGATACGTAATTTTTTCATCTGTAGGCGTCCTAGCTATGATACCTTGCGCGACACGCGAAGCGGGCCATCTAAGTCCAGTATTGACCATGCCATGCACAGCACCGTACCACTCGCGATATGTAACAATCGCTCCCTTGGGTATCTGACGGGGGTATTTATATTTCCCATCAAATGATAGGGGATTAGTTCTTGTATCAGGTATAGATACCGTACCATCACTGACGGCGTGCCAATGAAATGAGAAGGGTGAGGCACTACCCCAGTCACCAGACATGAAGTGCATCCAGTGGGCCGGTATGTCGAAGGGGTCAATGACGTGTTCTGCCGTAGAGAACTCGGGGAAATACGCGCCAGTGATGACATTCCAATCACCCTCCAGCCATGCCTTGACCAACTCCGGGGAACCGACCTCGCGTAGTCGAGCGATATAGCCGGGATCATTCTGTAGCAGTATCTTGTTGTCCGTCACCTTTGCAGGTATGAACATCCTTGTATTACCTTCGGGTGTCGTCAATAGCTGAAACCCCGCAGGGTAGTGGTCTATAAAGTAACTCTTTACGGCGTGATGCCCCGGCCCACCCGGATTGGCAGTAGCGCGTATTCGCAGGAACTTGACCTTCGGGTCAGTACTCCGCAAGCATGCTTTAATCTTCTTGTAGCTGTTCAGGTTGGGCCAATTACCCAATTCATCAAACCCAATCCACGCGTATTCGTGACCTTGGTATAGGTCAGCGTCAGCCTCGGCGTCTATGTGGCGTAGCTTTAAAGTAGCTCCCGTAGGGAACGTAAACGTCCGATCACTGATCTTCCAAGTCGCGCCTAAGGGGACATACATCTCCTTGGCTTGCTTGACCAGTTCCTCCAGTTCGGGATAGCTGCGTCTGAAAAGTATTCCCGCCCATCCCGGCCCCTGTTCGATGTCCTGTAGGTAGTCGCCTAGCAGGTACGAAGATTTTCCACCGCCTCGCGCACCACCATACAACAGTTCCAACACAAAACGCGCAGATACCGCTAAAGATTGCGGCCCCTCCTGTGGTTCCCATACCTCACTCACCTAGCACGAACTTTCTAAAGCCGCGTTCAGCAGCCTTTTCATCTTTCATACCGCACTCGAAACACACTTCCTCACCTTTAGGCCCGTATGGCCTAGTTTCTGCTTCTTTACCGCACAGTTCGCACTTACCATCCGGTTCCGCCTCTATGACCCCAAGTGTACTCATGCTTCCAGCCCTTGTTTAGCCTGTATAGCCGCAGCCAGCACGACCATTACAATCTCCCTGCATTGCTGCATCGGATCGTCGCTGCTAGGCGGGTTAGCTGTCATATGCTCATACAGAGCTACCGCAGTAGGCTCTAGGATCGTATTGATCCGCTCTTTGCTAATATCACTCAGGTCCATCTTCCCACCGTTTCAGCGCGTCCATAAAAGATAAGTCAGGCACTATCTGAGTACCATACTCCCCCTGTGTAGCATGGGCACCTACACGAATAGCAGCCCAGTAGGCTACCTTACGTGGTAAATGCCATGCTATCCACATGACAATCTTTTCCATCACCCCTCACCAGCCCGCTCATTGTCGAAGTCGTCGGCGTCCACATGTTTGGCTACCTTGTCACGCCAATGCTGTACACCCTGCTCCTGCATCTGCGCCAGCCGGTCCTCTTGCCGTAGCTCATTCTCACTCGGCTGGTATATTGGCTCACCCAGTACAGCAGCACCCTTCGCCATGTACCCCGCCTTCTTCTGCGCTTCCTCTATCTCCTGCACCCGTCGCTTCTGGTCGCTCCACGCCTCCAGTATGACCTCGCAGGACATTTCCAGAAACTCAGTGAAGTCTTTAAAGTATACCTCCCGCTCGTTGGCCCCTTCCGGCCCGTATACTTCATACGGATGGTTGAACCCCACGACGATACCGTTCGCTATTTCCCTCACCTGAAAATTCACTTGCATGGCTTCCTCCTAGTTACTAAAATACACGGTAAGCATAAGCAC